CTGCGACTGGCCGACCCGTGATCGGTGATGGTCTGGACGCTCCACCGGCCGACATCGACGAGTCCTCTGTCCCTGAGCACCTGCGTAGCTGATGCCCGAAGTCATCCAGTACGGCAACGCGACACCGCAGGACGCCGAAGATGTAGGGCGCGTCGTCAATCAGGTGCGGTTGTGGGAGGAAGGGATCGGCCGCGACTTTCGCCTACTGTGCTTGAAGTGGTATCGCCAGTATCGAGGCTTCCGCAAGTACCGCGATGCGTGGCAGGCCGCACCTGAGAAAGACCGTGACGTGCTGGTGTACGACGCTGCGAAGCATTGGGGCGCCCACCTGCACATCCCGATGAGCTTCCGCACTATCGAGACGATCGTGCCGCGCGCCATCGCTCAGATGCCGAAGCTACTGGTGTTGCCCCGTGACGAACAGTGGATCAAAAACGTCGAAGCGATCCGTCTCCTGCTCGACGCGCAACAGGCCAACATCAACATCGATCTCGCGTTCCAGTCGGTGATGCGTTCTGGTCGCATCTACGGTCTCGGGGTCGGCAAGTCGTGGTGGTGTCGCGAATGGCGGACTCGTCGCCGCGTTGAGCGCAAGATGCTCGGTATGGGCTGGACGGTCGGCCAACCCAAGCAGGAGCTCACCTTCGACGATCCGATGTTCGAGCCGGTGGACGTTTTCGACTTCATGTGGGACCCCTACGGCTCCGATATGCGGACAATCGAGTGGTGTGTGCATCGCACCTGGTTGAGCACGAAGGCGATCATGGAACGCCTGCAACAGGATGTTTGGAAGACCGGTAGCACCGAAGGCTTGACCGAAGAGGAGATACGGTCGCTCGGCGGCGGCGCCGTCCAGCACTACGACGAAGTGTGGCGCGAACGACTACTAGCGAGCGGGTTCACCAACGTCAACTTCACGCGCCAGGGCGAGCAACCACACGAGATCCTGGAGTTCCATGACGGTGACCGCGTGTTGACGGTGCTCGATCGACAGGTGCTTGTGCAGGACGCGGAAAACCCGTGCTGCGGCATGATGCCGTTTCAGATCTACCGGCCGACACCGTTGGAAAAGCAGTTCGTTGGGATCGGCGACCTCGAGCCCCTCGAGCACCTGCAACGCGACCTTGACACGCTGCGTTCACAGCGCCGTGATGCCGCCACGATCGCGCTCAACGCTGGCTACGCCTTCGATGATGGCGCGATCGACGAGGATGATCTGACGTTCGGGCCCGGTACCGCGATCCGCGTCACCAACGGTCGACCGCAGGACGCGATCATGCCGTTGCCAGTCAAACAGGTCCCGGGTACCGCCTACCAGGACGAGCAGGTGATCCGCGCCGACTTCGAAGGCGTCTCCGGCCTGCAAGATACGCTGGAAAACGGTACGAACGGAGGCGCCAACACGACCGCGACTGAGGCGCAGTTGCAGCACGCTACGCTCGGTCAGCGCATCCTCTTGTCTTCGCGCCGGTTCGAGCAGGAGGTCGTCCGCGAAGTCGCCCGCTCGTTCCTCTATCTCGACCAGCGCATGATCCTTGAGGAACGGCCACCGTTGCGGGTGCCTGACGGGCAGCTCGACGAGCTCGAGGCGGCTGAGACGGGACGTTGGAAGTGGTTCCCGATAGGTCCTAACGAGTTGCAGGGCGAGTACGAGATCGAACCGGAGGGTGGCAGCATGGCCGCCAGGAACATTCCGCAGGATCGTCAAGACGCGGCGCAGCTCATCAACCTCTTCTCGAAAACGTGGTACATCAACCCGACGAAGCCGTTGCTGCGCGCTCTCGAACTGATGGGCATCAAGCACCCGCAGGGCTGGTTGCGTGACCCGGAACCACCGATTCCTGCTAAGACGATCGACCTGTTGCGTCTCGCCGGTGTTGACCCGACGCTGCTACAACAGGCCGTGATCCGTGCTAGGACGCTTTCAGCGCCTCAGGAAGGTCCAGGTGGGGCTGTCGAATCGGTGGCGCCTATGGCAGCGTCGCAGGCGCCTAGTGCACCGTCAGGAGGCCCGTATGGCTGATCCGATTGCTGGTGCGCCTATGTCCGCGCCTGCACCTGGCGCGTTCCTGCCGCAGATCGAGCGTGCTGTCCAGCAGCTCCAACACGAAGAACTGTTGAGGCAAGCCGCGTCGCAAACGGGACAGCAACCGCCTGAGCAGGAATCCAATCCCGTTTACGGCGAACTGCCGGGCGAGGGTTATCTCTTCTCCGGCGATCCCGAAGAGCGTCAGAAACAGCTCGTCTCAACGAGCCCCGAGTTTGTGCGTGTAGCGATCCTGCGCGCGATCGAAACGTGCGCGATGAACGCCCAACTCCCCTATGGGGAACAATCGCCGAAGGAGTATGCGCAGGCAGCGCTAGCGTTCTCACAGGCATACCTACTGCTCGATCCGAGCGTGGACACCGAAGGAGTTCCTGTCGGAGCGCAGGAGACGGCTGCGGCTGAAGCGGCCGCTAAGTTCTCGTTCCCCGTCACGAAGGGTGGTTATCGGGAGCCGCCGCGTGTGAAGCCGAATCCGGCGGAGAACGCTATCGCTGAACAGCACAAGGAGCAGTCGGAAGAGCTGCGCGGCGCGCGCGGCGATCGACCACGACCACAACCGAGAGTAGGCCAATGAAGCCGCGAACCACACAACCGTACCGTCAAGGTGCTAGGGAACCGAGCCCCGTACTGAGCGCGATGCTTGCAGGGCGCTCTGCGGCTGCGCCGGGTGCAGCGCTCGTATCCGCTATGGGTCCCGTGAAGGAATCGTCGGCGCTCGTGAAGATTCCGCCTGTCAAGGTGCGCAAGTCACGACCTCCTGGGAGTGTGCTTGTACCGCGTAAGCCGGGTGCGATCTTGCGTTCATCTTCGAGCAAAACACCGGGGTTGCCGCGCCTCCCGAAGCTGTAGGCGTCCGCTGCGCGTCGTATCGTGCGCGCCATGCAGACCTCACGAGTGCCGAATCCGCGCTACACGCGTCACGTTGACGCGTTGTACGGTGATGGCCTCGTGCAGCTATTCGAGGCCGCCGAGACGGTCGAGAAAATGCTCGAGCATCCTGGGGTTCGTATCGTGGCGGCGATCCTCGACCGTGAGAGGGGCGTCTCCGATGACGCGCTGGACGGGTCGGAAAAGCCGTTGGAGCAGGCCGAGTACGCCTTCGCGCACGGGCGCAGAGGCGGATTGAGGGCTTTCTTGCAGGCCGCGGACGCGCTCGTGGCGCGAGCCGCGAAGCGCCGGCAGGAACAGGCCGAGAAGCATGAAAGCGGCGCCGAGTCGCCGCTAGGAAGGTAGGTCGCGATGGAGGGTTCGGTCGCAGCAGCACCGGCAGCGAATGATGGGCAGCAAGGTACAGACGCTCAGGTTCAGCAGGGTCAGGGCACCGACGCCGGCGCGGTAGGGATCGATGCTGCCGCGATCAACGACACGCTGGCGGGTCTCGCTAGCCAGCAGGAGGAGATGCGGAACTTCTTGCAGTCCGCGCCGTGGGCGCAGGCTGCACCTGGAACGCAGGATGCGCAGACGCAGGCGGCCGAGCCGCAGGTGCCGGCAGCAGACCTGTCGTTTCTCGATCCCGCATCCCCGACGTTCGACGCTGAGAACGCGGGGGATCTTCTCGCCAACGCGATCCAACAGCAGGTACAGGCGACGAGCCAACAGTTGGTTCAGGATGCGATTACACCATTGCAACAGCAGTTGGCTGAGGCGAAAAGCCAACAGGAAGCGGACGCGCTCGCGGCCGAGTATCCCGAGCTCGCCCAACCAGAGGTCGCCAAGCAGGTGATCGATACCACCAAGGAGTACGTATCAGCGATGAATCTCCCTCCGGAGCTCGCAGGCAACATGGGGATGATCCGGTTGGTGTATATGGCCGCGCGTGCGGCCGATGCAGCCAACCAGCAGGGCGCTCAAGGCGCTCAGGCAGCAACCCTCGAGGGTGGCGCTGGGGCGAGACCCGGCGGTAGCCAGGGAGGGCTCACGGTCGATCAGATCGTAGGGGCGGGCGGTCGACGCAACGTCCTTCCGTTCGCGTGAGACCGTTAACCCGACACCATCCAAGAAGGGATTGACTCATGGCTACATATGTCTCAGGTGGGATGACCACCAGCAACGTCTTGTCGGACCAGCTAGCGATCGATATCAGCAAGGAGATCCGTCAGCTTGAGCCCGACATTCAACCGCTCACCATCTTCTCTCGGGAAGCCGAAAAGCGGCGTACGATCGCGGTCAAATTCAGGTGGCTCGAGGAAGAAGCGAAGGCTCGCTTCGACACCGTGTCCGTCGAAGCGACCGCGGAAGCAACAACGATCACCGTCTCAAACGGCGCCTACTACCAGCAATGGGATCAGGTGCTCGACACGATCACGGGCGAGCAGTTCCGCGTAGACGCCGTGAACGGCAACATCCGTACGGTCACGCGCGGGATCGGCTCGACCGCGAAAATCATGAAAGCCGAAGACGAGCTGTACATCATCGGGACCGCGCAGCCCGAGAACGACACGAGCAAGACAGCGCGCAGCACGATCCCGTCGAAGGTCGAAAACAACACGCAGATTTGGCGCACTCCGTTCGAAGTGTCCGGGTCGCTGTTGGCCTCGGGCTTCATGGTCAACCCGGCCGAGTGGCCGCGTCAAGCACGCGCGAAGGGCATTGAGCACGCGAAGGACATCGAGCTCAGCGCAC